CGTGTTTGATAATTCTCCACGGTGAACCGTGGATATCACCAGTTAGATAGATCATTTGGAACACCTCCTTATTTAATAAATTATATCATTTCTAACTTGTAAAAGGTTGGGATTGATGAAAACGTAATCGGTTTTGGTGAAAATATAGTCGCAAGCTCAAAAGAGACTTAAAGCACAATTGAAGGACTTATAATGCGTTTGATTGTGCTGGGGGGCGGCTTGGGATATAATCATTATGATCTCGGCTTGAGATATGTATTTTCGTGCAACAGTTTCTTCAAGTGTCGCGCATTATCTAAAAGAATTCGTCTTTCATATGCGGAGCAATTTTGGAAAATCTCTAACACCTCCTTGTCTGCAAAAGTTCCTGTGGTTCTGCATTTTAGCAGGTTTTCTCCTATCAGCTCGTCCGCCGTAACAGAGAGTGCGTTCGCCAGAGCGACAAAAGTATCAAGATTGGGGCAAGTCAAACCTGTTTCGATATAACTAACGGTTTGAGGTGAGACATCCGCTACCTCCGCTAGCGCGCTTTGCGAGAGACCTTTTGAGATGCGTACTTTTTTAATACGCTTTCCGATAAGAACATAATTTAGTGGCATATTCCTATTCTCCTTATAAAAATATTTCACTAAAATTATACCCCTTTAACGAGAATACCGCCACCTCGCTATTCACAATTAGGTGAGTTGGTGATAAAATTTTATTAAAATATAGCCGAGCGGGTAAGTGAGGTGAGGAGAATGGACGAAAAAACTGAATTGAAATTGATAGGTGAGCGTATTCGCGCCATTCGCCTAGAAAGAGGTATGACGCAGACAGATCTCGCATTTGCCGCGCATATCGCGCCTTCAAACGTAAGTGATATTGAGCTTGGCAAAACGAAAATGTGGCTTACGACCTTCTGCAAATTGATAGAGGCACTTAAGGTATCCGCTGACACGATTCTTCGTCCCGACGTTCCCGAGGTCAATGGGCTGTATCAGAAGGAGTACGCAGCATTGCTTGCTGATTGCACTCCCGCGGAAATTGAGACAATCATGAAAATTGCCAAAGAGGTCAAGACCTCACTACAAAGCAAAAAAGACGAATATGATGATTGAGTGGGTTTTATTGTAAGACCCACTCTTTTTTTGCGCCTATAACAAAATTTTTTGTGTTTTTATCAACTGCATTTGATGGACTTCAAATGCGGTTGATTTTATTTATGGCGAAGTGGCGATATAATTGTTGGGAAGATAAGCAGAAGGAGGTATTGTAAAAACTATGAATGAAAATGAAATCTTCACTCAATTAAGTGCCATTCAAACACCGGCACAGCTTGCTTTGTCTTACGGAGAAGATTCGGAGAGACAGATGAAAATAGCTGAGCACAAGCTGTGGCTGGAAAGCGTTAGAAAGGAGCGTCCTAACCCCGCCAAAAAATATAGGATTGGTATCTATATTCGTTTTTTTAATCAAACGAAATATGAGGATTATCTTGACTACCATAAAAAACAGTTTGCGGATACCATTGCGCTTTGTCCCAACTGGACCCTCGTAGACTTTTATGTGGATGAAGGCGCTAGCCCTCCTAATATGGAAAGAGCTAAGGAGTGGAGCCGTCTTATCCAGGATGCTTGGGATGACAAAATCGACTTGATTATTACGCAAAAGATCGGAAACGTGTCGAAAAAGCGCCACGAGGTTATTATGTTCTCGCGTATGATGGCATCTCTCAAAAAGCCCATAGGCATTTACTTTGTATCCGAAGATATTTTCAACTTAGCTTCGTACTACCAGGAAGATTTAAGGGATACCTTTTTCGTTCCGCAGGGATGGGAGCAACTTCCCGATGAACCGATAGATATGAGGGGGTTGCCGGAAAGCCATGATTGATGAAGAAAGACGCGCGAAAAGACGCGAAGCAAAAGAACGAACACGCAAACGCATGCGTGTAGAGATTGACCGCGACAATTACGAATATACACCTGAAAAGAAGCAGATCGATTACTATGATGACGAAGTCCCCAAAAGGGTAGCTATTTATGTCCGTGTATCGACTGATGATGTAAGACAAACAACCTCCTTTGAGCTTCAAAAGAAATATTACGAGGATTTTGTTGACAAGCATCCCAATTGGACTCTTGTTGAAATCTATGCTGACGAGGGAATAAGTGGTACAAGCCTTGCCCACAGAGATGCCTTTAATCGAATGATAAGCGACTGCCGCGCGGGCAAAATTGATATGATTATTACAAAGAGCGTATCGCGTTTTGCGCGTAATGTAATGATTACAATTGGCTTTGTCAGAGAACTCGCCGAGATGAAGCATCCTGTAGGCGTGTTTTTTGAGTCGGAGTGTATTTTCTCACTCAATGATGACTCTTCTATGGCGCTTTCGTTCCTTGCAACGATGGCAGAGGAGGAGTCGCATACCAGAAGCCGTAGTATGGAGACTTCGCTTCGTATGCGCCTTGATAATGGTATACCGTTGACGCCAAAGCTCCTTGGCTATACCCATGATATCAACGGAAATCTTGTAATAAATCCCGAAGAAGCGCCAACCGTGAAATTGGTATTTTACATGTACCTTTATGGTTATTCTTCGCAGCAGATTGCGGATGCTTTGAATGCGCTTGAGAGGAAGTCATATTTTGGCAACGTGAATTGGACGTCAGGCGGTGTGGTACAAATTCTGCGTAATGAACGTCATTGCGGTGATGTGCTTACTAGAAAGACATTTACACCCAACTTTAGAGATCATAAGTCCCGCAAGAACTGCGGCGACCGTCCGCAAAGCCGTTACCTCAATCATCACGAGGCCATTGTCTCCCGAGACGATTTTATTGCCGTGCAGCAGATGATCGACAACGCAAAGTATAAGAACACCTCATTTTTGCCGAAGCTCCATGTTATTGACAAAGGTATTTTGAAAGGATATGTTGTCGTACATCCAAGATGGGCAGCGTTTAAGAGTGGAGATTATTATAAGGCTTCTCAAAGCGTGTACCCAGAGCTTGCCGAGCATGACTATGTAATGCCCCATAAGACCGAGGTGAAGGTTGAGGTTGAGGCAGGGGACTTTGATATGCGCGGATTTGAAGTCGCGCGTTCCGAGCTGTTTGACACGGTATCCACACCAGCCGTTACTTTTGCGGATAGAAGCATCAAATTTAATATGGCGTGCGTAAAAAGGCTTGGAGAAAAGAATTATATCGAATTGCTTGTAAACCCAATTACGCAAAAATTCGCTATTCGCCCAACAAAGAAGGAAAATCGACACGGGGTGTACTGTTCCAAGCGCATCGGGAAGAGAACTGAAACAAAAGATATTCCCACCGCCGCTTTTAGCGATACCATCTTTGAGATCTTTGGATGGAACCGAGACTGCAAATATCGCATTACAGGCTCGTTCCTTGAGCAGGATGGAGAAGTGGCGTACATCTTTGATACCGCGAACACACAAGCCTATTTTAAGCCGTATGTTCTTCCCGCGAAAGAGGGCGAGGATGGTGCATCCGCAATTCAGCCGTTTACCCCTATCGGTAAGCATATCCGTGCCATACCTCAAGATTGGACGAGCAGCTTTGGGAAAGAGTATTATTTACACGAACAGTCACTGGCAGAGCTTGAGGGACAGAGCGAAAGCGACTGGCAACTCCGTCTCGAAGGGCAGTTGTTTGAGACGGGTAAAAAGCTCAACGTAACAAGTTTTGAAGTGCTGCGACAATATATAAAACAAGAATTGAGTGATGTGAATATTGTAGGAGGTACCTAATGAGTGAAATTTATGGGAATTCGAGTATATCGGATTTAATGAAAAGAGTAGAGGACCCAGCACCACCCACGGAGCTGGTGGATGCCGATGCAGACAGTATGGCTCCTGTGTTGGGTAGCAACGATGAAATATTAGAGCTTGGAGACGACTTTAATTTTGATGATTTCCAGGTCGTAAGACGGGAGTTTTTCGCACACTTGCACGAACCGTCTATCAGCTTTAATAATTGCAAATTCAGCGTAAATTCTGCGTGCTTAACTAAGTTCCCGAGCTTTGAATATGCCCAGGTTCTTGTTAGCAGTGACAAGAAGATTTTGGCGTTGCGTCCTTGTACGGAAGGAGCGAAGGATTCATTTCCTTGGTGCTATATCTCTAAGGGGAGAAGAAAGCCAAAAGCTATAACTTGCAAACTTTTCTTTGCAAAAATCATTACTTTGATGGAGTGGAACCCAGATTATCGTTATAAAATCCTCGGCAAATTGGTTCACGCAAACAACGAGTATATGTTGGTGTTTGATCTTACTGCGACAGAGGTTTATCAAAGAACATTCCCTGAAGGTCAGAAGCCGAAAACCTCCAGAACTCCCGTGTTCCCGGCAGAGTGGCAGAATCAATTCGGTTTGCCTTATGCCGAGCACCGTCAATCCATGCAAATCAATATATTTGATGGGTATGCTATCTTTGCGGTCAAAGAGAACACCACCAGTGATGACGCCAGCACCTCTTCTGTAACCGATACAGGGCTTTTGCCTGCCAATGTCGGTTATAACGGAGGTGATCAAACATGAGCAACGCACCCATAATCGTTAAGATGGCTGTTGACCTAAAAAGAAGGAAAATACGAATACATAAGATGACCATACACCTTTTGGGAGACCCTAAATATATACAGTTGCTTGTTGATCCAGAAGGAATGACGGTAGGTGTTCGTGCGGTCGATAGCAGCGTTTCAGGCGACCAAGCACACAGGTTGAACCAAACCATAATGGCTTCAGGACATTCGTATGAGATATCGAGCACGCTCTTTATGAGAAAGTTGCGAGAGGTAGTGCCGGAAATTGAGGAGAATTGCTCCTATCGTTTCACCGGCAGAGTTTTAGAAAAGCAACGTGCTGCCGTCTTTTCGTTAAAGACTATGACGCGGATTGAGGGGGATCGGTAATGGAAGCAAAAAGCGTTAGACAATTAAAAATCAACAAGGAGTTCAAGAACCTCATTCGCCCTTTGCTGCATCGTGAGCTTGTGCAACTTGAAGCTAATATTCTCGCGGATGGTTGCAGAGATCCCATTATAACGTGGAATGGCTTCATTGTTGACGGACATAACCGCTATGAGATATGTACGCGACATCAGGTGCCGTTTGCTGTCTTGGAGATGGATTTTTCGTGTAAGGAAGCGGCAATAGCGTGGATCTGCGCTAATCAGCTTGGTAGAAGGAATATAACCGATGAAACAAGAAAGTTTCTTATCGGTAGGCAGTACGAATCGGAGAAGATTGTAAATAGTATGTGCAATAGCCAGGGGCATAACCAATATACCGAGCCGGATGACCTAGTTGAGTATCCGCCTGAGACCCCTTCCTACTCCGCCCGCGCGAGACATAGAACGGCAGCTCGTATTGCTGCGGAGAACCATGTGTCCCCAGGTACGGTGCAAAAATATGCGCTATTTTCAAAAGCACTGGAAACTATAGGCTCAAAGGAACCAGACCTTGTTTCAAAAATCTTGTCTGGGAGATATAAGATTTCACATAATGGCATTATGGAAATGGCAAATATGACGGCGGATGAGTTGAAAAGACTCAATCAAAAGTTTAATCGCAACGCAAGCGCATATTTCCCGTATAGCCAGTCGCGGTCTGTTTTGGGAGTCGGAGAAGGTTCAGAAGGTGCAGTGCCCACGATTGGCGGCATCAAGGAGATGCCTGCGTATGACCCCGACTCGGGCGTTACCGAGCTGAGTTTAACCATCCCGTCGTGGATTGGTAGCATTGATAGAATTCGTAAGAATGTAAACCTTACCAATATTTCACCAGCTACACGCGCAAAAACAATAGAAGCATTAGAAAAGTTGAGCGACGTCATAGAGGATATGCTGTCGGCAATTGAGGAGGCTACGCCATGATAGAATATAAAGATTTTGTGCCGAACGTGCACTTTGAACTGATACCTATCAAGGCGCTTGTATCGAACCAGGACTATCAGCGGTGCCTTTCCGAAGCGCATATTCTTCGTGCAGCCCAGCATTTTGACTTATATCAAATAAAGCCCGTCAAGGTCAGCCGCCGTGACGGAATCAACTATGTTTTCGATGGTCAGCATACGATTGAGATCGTGGCAATGGTATCAGGGTCTCGGGAGACTCCCGTTTGGTGTATGATTTACGATGACCTCTCCTACGAACACGAAGCAGACATTTTTGCAAATCAGCAGAAATTCGTCAAGGCGCTTCGCCCGCACGAGGTGTTTAAGGCAAATCTTGAGGCTGACAATGACGACCAACTTGTAATACGTGACCTTGTCGAGTCGTATGGACTCAAGATCGGCACGGCAACAGGTCCCGGCGTTGTTAGCGCGGTGTCAACCGTTGAAAACATTTACTTTAAGTACGGATATCATGTCTTAAATCGTGTTTTTCGTTTGTGCATTGCAACGTGGGAAGGGGATACCAATTCACTCTGCGCCAATATGCTCAATGCCGTATCTAAACTTGTTGTCACTTACCGAGAACAGTTGGATGATGACGAGTTCAAAGAAAAACTCGGCAGCGTTTCGGTAAAGCAAATTGGACGACAAGCGCGCGAACGTCGAGCAGGTTCTTTAGGTGTTGCTGAGGTTTTAGTCATCATTTATAACGGCAAGAAGAAAAACCTCGCAAGCAGACTTGATATAACCAAGTTAAACGCCAAAGATTTCTCTGCGATGTTGGCAGAGGGTGATGACGATTATTTGCGTGTAGAGAAAAGCCCTCAAACCACCCTTGGGGTGGATGAAATTTCAATGTTTGATGATGATAAGGAGGAAGAATAAGCAGGAGCTTTCGTGTGTGGGGTGGAGGTTGCTATTATATTTTTGGAGCGACCTCAAATTGTGATTTCCGTTCCGCTTTGGAATATGAATATCAGCTTTCCGTCATTCATTACCTTGACGCGGTCTATGGTCAAAAGCCACAGGGTCGTATCGAAGCCGAGGAGCTTGCTTTCGGTGCTTTTGAAGGCGTTGATGAAGTCCATAAAGGCATCGGCTCTGCCTTGACGAGCCAAGCGCTCTTGTTCCAAGAGGGCAAGCTCTGAGTTGGCTGTTTCATATCGTGCTGTGTAACCGTTATATTTTTCGATGTAGCCTGTTTGATCCTGGGCGCTTGTGGAGTTGTCTTGTATGAGCTTTCGTATGAGTTGGGAGACAATCTCCATCTCTTCAATAAGGCTTTCGCGCTTGCGGTCAATTTCGGTACAATCGGTAAGGTAATCGCATACCATTTTGCAGTTGGCAATAATCTCATCCTTGGAATCAAACAGGGTGTTGAAGGCTTCCACGAACTTCTCTTTGATAATTTCTTCGGTGAGGTGGGGAGTCGTGCATTTTTCTTTGCCACGCTTGAATTTGTCGTTGCATTGGAGTATGATTTTGCGGTACTTCGGTATGTTGGAACTCCAAACCTTGGCTCCAAAGAAGGCTCCGCAATCACCGCATATAATTCGTGATGCGAAGATGCCGTTGCCGCTATACTTTCTGCCAAGGGTTCTGCGCCTTGCGAACTCTTTCTGAACACGCTCCCACTCTTCGGGCGGAATGATAGCCTCGTGGCTGTTTTCAACGTAGTATTGCGGAATCTCACCCTCGTTCACTTTTTTCTTTTTGGAAAGGAAATCCACCGTAAAGGTCTTTTGAAGAAGGGCAGCGCCTTTGTATTTTTCGTTGGTCAGCATACTTTCAATGGTGCTGACCGACCACGCATCTCTGCCCATCGGTGTGGGGATGCCATCAGCGGTAAGTTCTTGTGCTATCATCCAAGTGGTCTTTCCGTGAATGAAGTCTCTGTAAATGCGACGTACAATGACCGCCTGTTCCTCGTTTATCACGATGCTTCCGTCATCGCCTTTGTCGTAGCCGAGAAAGCTGGCAAAGGGAATAAGTACCTTGCCGTCAGCCGCACTTTTGCGTTTGCTCCAAGTGATGTTCTCGGAGATGCTGCGGCTTTCTTCCTGGGCTAAGGACGACATAATGGTGAGGAGCAACTCTCCCTTGCTATCAAGCGTCCATATGTTTTCTTTTTCAAAGTAAACCTCAACGCCTTTTTCCTTGAGCTTTCTTATGGTAACCAAGCTGTCGACCGTGTTTCTTGCGAATCGGCTGACCGACTTTGTAACGATGAGGTCAATCTTTCCTGCAAGGGCGTCCTCAATCATCTCGTTGAAGCCGTCTCGGTGCTTTGTGTTCGTGCCGCTGATACCTTCATCCGTGTAAACTTTTACGAAATCCCACTCGGGATTTTTGGTGATGTAATTGGTGTAGTAGTCGACCTGCGCCTCGTATGACGTAAACTGCTCATCGTGGTTGGTGGACACTCGTGCGTATCCGCAGACCTTCTTTTTGTAAACACCCATCATCGGAATGCGTGTCAGCGGATTGATTGTTGCGGGGATAACTGTAATTTTAGCCATTAGATTGCCTCCTTCCGTTTTCTTTTTTCGCTAAAGGCTTTTCTTTTTTCTTCGGTCCAGGATTCGCTGCGTGAACGGTCTTTCCACCGCGTTACAACCTCTTTTCCGTCCTTGAAGCAGAACACCAAGGTATTATCGCTTTCAGCTCGTACAAGGGAAATTTGGGCGTTGTAGGCGGTCTCGTCAAAGTTCTCAAGCCCCAACGCCTCGGCTGCTACTTCATAAAGCGTCTCTTCGGGAATCTGCTTTGAAGTGGGGCAGGCGGCTTTTCCTTGCATATTGTAAGTGGAGCAGATCCAAACGACCCTTGAAGGGGTTACCTTTCTGCGGTAGGATTTTCCGCAGTTCCCGCAGATGATTTTCGCTGTAAAAGGGTATTTGCGTGAGGCGACGGGGTGAGAGTATTTTTCAGACTTTTTGGCAATCATCTCTTGCACTTGGCAGAACACCGAAGCGGGGATAATTGCCTCATGGCTTTCTTCCACGTGATACATTGGAAGTTCACCTTGATTTACGCATCGTACCTTTTCTATGTGGTTGTTGGTGTAAAAGCGTTGTAGGAGCAGGTTGCCTGTGTAGGCGTAATTCTGCAAAACCTTCATAACGCTACTTTTGCACCATTTGCCATTTCGGTAAGAGGGAACACCGCTTGCGTTCAGGTCATTGGCAATGGCATTCATTCCTTTGCCGCTGATGTAAGCGTCAAAAATACTACGGACGATTTTTGCTTGCTCCTCGATAATAACGTATTTGCCGTTCTCCATCCTGTAGCCGAGCATCGTGCCGTTCCAGGGGAGTCCCTCTTCAAAGTTCTTTTTGACGCGCCACTTCATATTTTCGCTCATTGAGTAGCTTTCTTCTTGAGCGTAGGACGCGAGGATGGTAAGCATCAGCTCGCCCTCGGCGCTAATCGTGTGAATATTCTGTTCCTCAAAGAAAACGTCAACGCCGATATCCTTTAGCTCTCGAACCGTCTGCAGTAGAGTTACGGTGTTTCTTGCAAAGCGGGAGATGCTCTTTGTCATTATCATTGTGACTTCGCCTCTGCGACAAGCCTCGACCAATCGGAGAAAATTCTCACGGTTGTCTTTGGTCCCCGTTACTGCCTCATCCGCATAAACACCGCAATATAACCATCCCGGTTGTCTTTGGATGTAGCTTGAAAAATAACTGACTTGCTCGGAGAGCGAATGGAGCATCGCGTCCTTTCCGCTTGAAACACGGCAGTAGGCAGCAACCTTGATTACTTGTTCTCGTTTGGGTTTGTCGTGCTTTACTTGTACTACGATTCTATCCATATATACCTCCTTAATTTGTACTCATATATTCGCTCTAAAAGCCCCAGAAGTCAAGTCAATTCAG